ATCCACCGACGAGTAGATACAATCCAAATTGCAATAACATTACTTTTGTAAGGAATTGCCTCGTATTTGTAATCATCTGGTGGTGCATGTCTAAAACCGATTTCTCTAAGTTCATGTGGACATTTGGATAAAGTTGTCATAAACGATGTTGCAGATTTCTTTCTGTTGTTCTAATACATCAGGATCAGTTTGTTGCTGTTCCATGAGTGCATACTTAACTTCAGATTGAATCAAAATGCGTAAGAGTGAGAGTTGTTGTTCATTGAGAATTGACTGTGGGTTTAGCATTACTTCTCAATTTTCCAGTCCATAGATCCACCCTCAGGAACCCAAAAGAAGTAGTTACCGTTAAGAGATTTGAGGAACATCCACTGTTTTCCACCTAACTCACGAGTCGATTCTACAGTGCAAGTGTGGAAAGAATCCATCTCATTTGCAAAGCGATTCTTTGCTTTACGAGAGACAGGACTGACACAGATTCGCTTCAGTTTCGTAGTCATGTGTTTTGTGTCGATACGATCATTGTAGGGCATCAAGCAGGGGATTTCCCGTTGACTGTGCCACTTTGTTGGACTGTCCACTTGATTTCCTTTTTTTCTTTGTTTTAGATGCAGTGGACGGGGTAGAGGTCGCTTTCTTGGGAGATTTCCTCTTTTTGTATTTTTCTACCTTACTCATGGCACTTTGGAATGTGCGTGATACATCACTGAGCACACTTCCGTTGTGGATAATAACCCACTCTTTGCCACCAATGCATGGCACTACTGCCCACATGCCGTCTGGTGAGACATAATCTCTCACGCAAACTGGGTCTAACATAGTAGAGTTAAAGTTGTAATACTTTTGCTCTTTACCCATACGTCCTCATGAACTCATCTAGAGTGAAGATGTCATCGGTTGATGTCTCCTCCACCAACTCATCGTAGGATAGTTGTTGTAGCATATCTAGATGTTCTTCCATTGTCAGATCTTCATCAGGATCGAAATCATCGTGGCATAACCACTCATACTCCCGTTGAAGTGCATCAATTAGTTGTTGTTTAGTGTAGTTCATCGACGTACCTCAGAGATGGCAGGTTCACCCTTTTCGAAGATAATGTCCACAACAGATTGCAGACGTTTGTGTGTACTGATGCCGACGTTAGAGTAGACGGGAACACACAGTTTGCCGAAGGGTTTGCGATAGGTCTCCAACTTACCAGGAGTGATGACACCAGTGCGGAGATCTTTCGCGTCTTCCTTGTTCAAACGAATGACACGACCGATAGTCTGTGCCATGGTAATGTAGTCCATGTTACGCATAAGAATACATGCAGAAAGACCACTGACGTTGATACCCTCAGAGAGAATAGAGTGGTGGAACATAACAAACTTACGGTCTGGATCACCACCCCAGGCATTCATAGTGTCAAAGAATACCTCACGATTGACCTTCTTACCATTAACAAATGCACCATACTTACTGGTGATCCAGAGTACATCACGACCCTCAAGATTGCACTTAGCAACAAACTCAGTTTGAGTCACGAGATTGTGAATATCTTTGGTCTTACGTGCTGCTACCATGACCTTCTCCATGTTGTCTTCGTTGTGAAGCAAATTGAGAATCATATTGCAGTCACGCACAGCAACATCACCGATTGCAGTGTGCATCTTAACTGCGGTAACTTTAGGAGGAATGATAAAACCACCGTTGATCAGTTCAGGTGCAGGAACCTTGCAAATTACCTGACCATAAACCTCAACATCGTTCATGCCTGGTTTGCGATGAGTGAGGGAATGTTTGGGAGTTGCAGTAAAGAAATAACAACGATCTGCCTCATGAGAGAAGAACTCAGTCGCAGGGAAAAAGTTCTTCTGAACACTATTATGTGCCTCATCAAAATAGATGTTATTGACCTCAATGTCTGCCTCCATCACACGATGAAGAGAATTGTAGGTGGTGAAGATAATAACGTTCTCACCAACAGAACGGGCAGTGTTAGCAAACAGGTGAATCTGTTCGGGTTTGGTAGAAGAATAGTGATGAGTTTCACCACTATGAACGTGCATTACATGAGTGTAGGTAGTATCAAGAACCTCCAAGAACTCAGAGCAGAGTTGTTCTGCAAGAAGGATGCGGGGTGCTACAACAACTGTAGTGATTCCTTTCTTGATAATATCGTGATTGACCTGAACATCAACGATCATCGTTAGAGTTTTGCCACCACCAGTAGGTACAATGATTTGACCTTTATGGTGAGCAAACATTGCATCGACTGCACGTTGTTGATGGGGACGGAGTTGCATCAATTAACCTTCGATACATATATCATTGCATAAAAAAAGTCCACCGTCAAGAGACAGTGGACACTTTGCCTTACTGGCACATGGTATCAGAATTGGTTGAGAAGTTTCAGAGTTTCAGCATCAAACTGTTCTCGAACTCCAGAAGAGGGCAACCAATCTTCGGGACCAGTTTCCATCATCGACTCGTAAAGTTCATCGAAATCGTTGTACTCAAAATCGAAATCGTTGTTCATGATGTAGTGTTGTGTACTCAGTTAGATTAGATTAGTTTGTGGTGGTTGTCAACCCTGTGGTGCCACTTCTTCAGGTGGTGCAGTTGGGATCTGAGCAGGCATGCCGTCTAGATCAAACTTTTCTGCCGCCTGGTTTGCTTCTTTAACTTCAGAGATCATGTTAAAGAGAGCAATTTGATCCACTTGCATTTTCTTGAAAGATGCAAGCACAAGCGCCTCTAGTTCATTGATGCGCCTATCTATTTCACCCAGAGAACTCATGGTTTGTTTGAGTTGTTTCTGGAGAATCTCTTGTTTGTGAATAGAAAACTGTTGGTCTGCCATAATGTTATCAGATGTCGTTTTATTTATCGGACGTAGAGGTAACTACCTGCCCAATCTGCCCGCATCATACACTCTTCACGAGAAGAGATGATGAGAAGATTGTAGCGAACACCCTTTGCAGGTGATTTCCATGATGCAGACTTGTAGACTTCGCCAGTCATACGATCAACAAATGCATGGACAGATCGAGAACCACTAGAATCAATCATGATGATTTTGTGATACTTACGACCAGACTCGATCACATACTGATAGATGCCAATCTCATCTTTGATGTCATCAATACAACGATTGTGATAATCTATTGTGGATTGATTGTCACCCTCTTGAATTGCACGAGCAATAGAAGCAAAGTGTGACTTGATAGAATAACGTTTGAAGTCATCCTTCAATGCTTCACACAGTTGTTCAGTATGTCTGAGAACCTTTAGAGCGATTTCCTCTTTAGCGAGTGTTGCAGTCATGCGTCATTCCTTTGACCCTTATAGTATTGCACGTCTGAGACCCCTCTGGGAGCGTCTGTGTGCAGGTTGTTTGACTGTCACAGTACAATCTAGTTCAACCACTCATAACGACGCCTCAGAGGTAATTTAATGGACCATGGCAAATATGATACAAATACTGAGATAAGTCCTCGGATGACATCTCTTTTCCTCCACCATCTGATAAACCAAATGATAAAGATTGTGAGTGTAATAGGCCAAAAGATAATAGCAAGTCCACCAATGATTAAGAACCCAAAATCAGATTCAGTAAAGGCAGTTCCTGCACCTGCAGCAACACTAGCAGCAGTAGCAACAGCAGGTGGGATCTTTGGTGCTGGTGCTGGATCTTGCGTGGGATATAGTGAGACATACTTAGCACCAGTGCGTGATGCAACTTCTGCTGTTGCATCATGTATATTGTTGTTGAGAGTAGTAAATGTGGATGACTCAAGTCTGTTCGACTTAGTTCTAATCCAACCAATCCATTTGTTACTCATAATCTTTCCCTATACTTACGTCTTCCATTAACTACCTTTTCCATCATAGTTTCATTGTATCTTCCCACATAATATCCCTTTGCCTCTAACTGTTTTGATGTATTGTCCAAATCTGTAAGTTTTTGTATCATCACCATGGTGAACATATGATCAATCTTTGTCAGCAACCATAAGTCTTTTCCTTGTTGATTCAAGAATGTGTTAAGTCCATCAACACCACCAGACATATTATCTGGATTTATCTTATTTGCATCTGACTTAGAAGCAACAACCACTACATCATTACTTCCATCAAACTTGTCACACTCTTTAGAAACAACTTCCCAAAAATCATATGAACTAAAATAGTCATAGACTTTGACAAATTTAATACGACCATCATTCTGTGCCTTTTTACTAAAAGGACACCGAGGACCATTATATCCTCCCTCATTTGAAGTATCGGGAGTCTGTAAGCAATCAATCCAATAGTTCGTATGTGATTCTAAATGATCTAGTACATGTGACATTATTAGTCAAATACAGGGATAACAGGCGGATTCCATTCATCTCGGTGTGCTTTCATGACACTCTTGGGCACACCATAGTAACCCATATGCATCCACACACAATCAAGATAACGCAAATCTTCATGATCTGCATGTAATGTGAAAGAATCACAGTATTGTATAATATCTGCAGGCACTTCTTCCTGCTTAAATGTAATAGGATTTTCTACAAACATAATTATTCAAAGTCAGGTCTAAACCATATCTTATTTGTACGTCTTTTGTCAATAACTTGTGTTCTATCTTCGTTACTCAGTCTCTCAACTTTCCACCCATAATCACCATTGGTCATCATTTTAGGCATGACGTTGATGGCGAGAGTAATACGATTGTCTTCATGGTTAGTTTTATATCCATGAATGATAGTAGAAGGCCATAAGAATAGATCACCCTCGTTAGGTCTAACTTCGTCCATCTGATTAAACCTAGTATTGTTAGTATGAGGCAGAGTCAGATTGGCGGTGTTAGGATAGATCTGAACACCAGTTGTTTTAGCAAAGTATGTGGGTGTGTGATTCTCATTGAAGTTCACATAATACAGTGCAGTGACATACGAATTGGTATGATAGTGTGGTGCTTGTGTACCACCATCGTCACAGATATTGATCCAACTGTCTGTAACTATCACACCTTCTTGCACATACTCTCCCATAACATTCTCTAGGAAGATGGCACTCTGTTCTTCTACCCAGTCTCTCAACTTGTGGAACTCAGGTTTATCGAGGACAGAATAATGATCAATGTGGACTAACTCATCAGTATTTGGATTAGACTCTAGATTACTCTGACCTTTTGTGATTTCTTTTTTAATTAGTGCCTTAACTTCATCATGAAAGGGACAAGGAACAATCCCCAATGGTTGTGGCAAAATCTCTAATACTTCCATGTCAGATAAAATCAGGTGAATCCCAAAGTTGTCCAGATCGTTGTGCCAACATCTGAGTATTTCTCTCTTCTGATGTAAGAGGAGATACACGATACGATCCTATTCTAGTAGGCATGATGTTAGTTGAGATGGTTACTCTGTTCTGTGAATAGTTAGTTGTATAACCATGAGTTAGATTGGAAGGCCATAGAAGCAAACTCCCCTCTATTCCCACCACTTCGTTAGGACTATTATACTTAGTTTGTTCTTTCTTTGTCAACATAAATCTGAGATCATCAGGAAACTGTTGTGCTGGATTTGGTTGATAGAAATATGTTGGGGTATCAAGATTGTCATCAAAATTGACATAATATAAAGCACAAATAATAGAGTTAATGTGATAGTGAGGCGGTTGATACCCTCCAGGTTTGCATATATTGATCCAACTATCCGTAACTGTCATCTCACCAATTCTATATTTGAGTATATCGTTGGCATATATCTCTGCCTGCAATTCTACCCAGTGCCTGAACTTATTGTATTTGTCAGCATGAATTGGAGAATAATAATCTAGGTGTTCTAAAGTATCTGACTTAGGTTTTCTATGTTCATAGTTAAAACTATGATCAGAAATCTCACTAAGAATTAGTTCTTTAACTTCTTCATGAAATGGGCATACCTCAACGCCTAATGGAATGGGACAAATATCTTTAACCTCCATAACCAATTCTCTTCATATGTTCTAAGAATCTTGGGTCTTCACTATTATTATTCAAATACGTGTTGAAACTAACTGTGATTCGATCCTCTTCACTCTCATTAACTCTACTGCCATGTTCCAACCAACTTGGGAAAATATATAACCAACTCTCTTGAAGATGCATCTCTGCTTCATACTGTTGGTAGTAATTTGGTTGTAAAAACATCTCACACATACGGTATTGTTGCAGTGGAGATACAAAATAGAGATTTCCGCTCTTTTCTGGCAGTTTAACGTAGTATGCACCACTCACGACACTAGATTCATGTCTATGTCGTTTTGTATAACCACCAGGAGGAAGTACGTTATACCAACCACCAGAAACAATGGTAGGCCATGACATTACTTTGGTTGCATAATCTTCCACACAAGACTGAAACAATTCTAGAATGCCTTCAGACTTAGGATCAGCGAGTGGATCATATCCACCATGACTACTTCTACCATTGACAGCAAGACCATGAACACTATTCTTCTTTTCTTCGATGGCATTCATGACAACTTCATGAAAAGATCCCACCTCCTCAGTATAGGAAGTGAGATCGTATGCTTCTACAAATGTGGGAAATAAATCCATTATGAATAATTGATATTGAGGACCACTCTTAACTCGTCATTAGTGCAACTGGTTCCAGAATGTTTCTGTGTACCTGAGAATAATACTGCTCTGTTAGCAACTGACTCGATACTGTGACCCGTTTCAAAATATGTATATCCATCATTATCATTGAGATAGTAGATGCATATCTTGGTATCTAGTGGTTCATGTTTATCACCAATAGTAAAATCATAATGGAGTGGTTTCTCAATTACTTTAGATGTTCGTGGAGTTGCATTAAACTTTGCCCTTAGTATTCCCATCGGAGACAGTCTTTGAATCACTGGTTGAATATCGTTCCAGGCATTAGAAACTGGTTGAAATTCTTCATAACACATGTGACTGAACTGAGGACAATTATCCCCAGCAACGACAGAATTGGCGGAGAAATACCAAGGGAAATTGTCTCCCATGACAATCCCCCTCAGTGTATCAAACTCCTCTTTATCAAGGAAGTTATCAACAACTTTGATCACGAATCACTCTTCTCCAAGTTTGCGTCTGCGAGGACAAGTTGCATGTTCTCGAAGACCGTTTGTCCACCTTTTGCGTGTGCCTTGATGTGATCCATGTGAGTCTTTTCACCGTCTTCAACCCACTCGAAGGGGATGATTTCACCAGTGAGAGCACACT